AACGTAATAGTTCCATTTATTAAACGATATGTAGAGGAAAATAAAAAATGAAAGATGTGATACTATCAGTATTAACAGGTTTTGGATGTGGTGTAGTATTTGCTGCATTCAAATTGCCAGTCCCAGCACCACCAGTTTTTGCGGGAGTCGCAGGAATTATTGGTCTATGGATTGGTTTTACAGTACTAACAAAAATAATATCCTAGGAGGAAAATTATGAATCAACAAATCAAAAACGCACTGGCGTCATACGGAAGATCAGTACTTGGAGCAGCAACAGCAATGTATGCTTCTGGAGTTACAGATCCCCAGACACTAGCATACTCACTACTTGGAGCATTTGTGCCCGTTGTATTGAGAGCAGCCAACCCTAACGATCCTGCATTCGGCAAGATGCCATCAGTAGATGAGGTAGATGCAGCAGTTAAGTCTGCAAAGGTTGTTAAGAAGACCGCAAAGAAGGCTCCTGCAAAGAAGTCATCTGGTGGAGGCAAGGCTACTAACCAGGTAAAGTAATCTCACTCTAGACTAGCAGGCTTGTTACTTGACAGGCCTGCTTTTCTATGCTATAATATTTATACCTGCCCAATAGGGGGGTAATTTAACTTATTCGCTTGAAAGGGGAATAACATGGTAACAAAGTACGCTATGGATCTATTCAATGATCCTTTTTTTATTGGCTTCAACAGAGAGTTGAGTCGCCTAAATACAGCACATAAAACAAACTCACAGTCATACCCTCCGTATGATCTAATCAAACTAGATGAAGATACATACAAGATTTCACTGGCTGTCGCTGGTTTTTCAAAAGACGATATTGATGTTTCAGTAGATAACGGAACATTGATTATCAAGGGTGAGATTGTTGAAGTTACAGATGCAGAGGTAGTTCATAAAGGAATCGCAGGAAGAAAGTTCGTAAGATCTTTTGCACTGGGAGAGTATATGGAAGTAACATCTGCAGAACTTAAGGACGGGATGCTGCATGTTAATGTGGTTCGTATTGTTCCTGAAGATAAAAAGCCCAAGTCTATTAAAATTAAGTAGTATAATAGATAGTATTCCGTCATGATACATGCAGTTGCTTATAGCAACCCTATTGCTGAGTACGGATAAGCCAGGGTCGCACCCTGGGAGACCTGAGCAAGTCCATAAACTGCTCCATTATTCATCTAAAGTTCTTTGTTTGTTTGCCATTTATAACAAAACTTTATAGCCTTGTCGTATATACTATAAGTATGAAATTTAAATTCATTGCTTTATCAGCAGCATTAGCCATATTTGCTAATGCTTTTTTTATTACCCCTTCACATGCCGATAACCTTCAAGGTGCTGGATCCACATTTGCTGCTAACTTTATAGACAGATGCAGGGTCGAATTTATGAAATCAACAGGAGATTCTGTTGTGTATGGAGCATCTGGTTCAGGTGCTGGAAAGAATATGTTTTCAAATGGAGTAACAGACTTTGCTATGTCAGATGTTCCTTACTCTGGGACAGAAGTAAAGCCATCAAAAGAGTTTACATATGTTCCATTAGTAGCAGGGCCAATTGGAATTATCTACAAACTTGATGGATATAAAGTTACTATAAAGATGAGTAAAGATACTCTTGCTAAAGTTTTTGCGGGACAAATAACAATGTGGAACGACCCACAGATATTAAAAGAAAACCTTATATCAGGAAAACTACCTAAGATACCAGCAACAAAGATTAGAGTTGTATACCGTGTTGATGGTTCTGGAACTTCAGAAGTTTTTACTTCATATTTAAATGCTGTGGCTCCAACAATTTGGACAAAGCCAGGAAATAAAAACTTTTCAAGTGCATTTCCTGGAGACATATCTAAGCAGTATATGAACAGTGCTTCTGGATCACATGGAATTGCAATGGTACAGAGCACTACAAATGGCTCTATTGGATATAATGAGATATCATATGCAAGAGGACTAAAGACAGTGTCTGTTGAGAATGAGGCTAGAAGGTTTATACAACCAACAGTTAGCGCAGCCTCTGTATTTCTTGGAGATTTTATTCCAGATAAAAGTGGTGTAGTTAAGATAAACTATAAGAACCCAAACAAACTATCTTATAACATATCTACATTTACCTATGGTGTAGCATACAAAGAAAAGAACTCAAAGAATGATTCAGTTAAAAAGTTCTTTAACTTCATGCTTGATACCTGTGGAAAGAAGGCTGAAGATCTTGGCTACTCGCCAATCAGAAGTTCTATGCTTAAATTCTCAAAGGCGAGAGTAGCAGAAATAAGTTCAAAGTAGCAGTATAATAGAAGTGTCCCACACAGGACCTTAGTGATGGATTAGTTACCCATTGGATAGAGACCGTGGCGCAAGTCAGGTGAATTGCCTGTGTGGGACCTAACATTTGGCGGTATAATAATATCAATGACTGACAAAGAGTTAGACACCTATAATAAGCAGCAGTATAAGAAGATGCTTGCTAAGATAAAAGAAGATTCTGGCTGTGTAGACTGTGGTGTTGGTAACCATATAATCCTAGACTTTGATCACATAAGAGATAAGAAGTACAATGTGTCAAGGATGATCCATGATGGTTTTTCATGGAAGGCTATCAAGAAAGAAATAGAAAAGTGTGAAGTGGTTTGTGCCAACTGCCACAGGATCAGGACTTACAACAGGCTTAACGGTATGATATAATTATAGTATGACAAACTGCCCAAAATGCTCTTCTTCAGCAATCGATTCAGAAGTTGCTATGGCTATGTACGACTCATCAATTGGTAAGGCATACGAAGACTGTGGTTGTCCAACTTGTAAAGAACTAAACGTAACCTGTGAAGAGTGTCCAGATTGCCAGGCTGAAACAGTTGCTAAGCAAGCACCTTGCTGGGATGGCTATGTACAAAGAGGCATGAAGCCAGGTGCAGACGGAAAGCCAGTACCTAACTGTATTCCAGTCGCTAAGTCAGATAGTTGGATTGATTCTCCATTTAGGATGGTAAAGTAATGCCAAAGAAAAAAGCAGCAGCGTTTAATCCTATTCAGATTAAAGATGGATGGATTGTTAGATTATATAAAGATGGTCGTATTAAGTCCAAGATCGCACCTTACGAAGTAAAGCACAAGGCAAAGTAAATGAAATATAACAAAGTTTATTTTTTACACATACCAAAAACTGGTGGTAGATTCTTAACAAAGTATATTATCAGACCTATGGAAGATACTCTTGCTAAACACGGTATTGAGTATCTTAGAATGCCAGAAGACATGAGACAGCACGGTGGATGGCCATTCTTTATAGATGATGAAACATATGTTATCTCACTTTTTAGAGAGCCTTCTGAGTTTTTTGTTAGCACTGTATGTCATGCTGCTGCAGGTAGAGCAGACTTAATAGACAAAGAAAATTGGCATGTTATAAGAGGAGAAAACCTCAATGTTGAAAAAGAAGAATTGTTTGATAAGTTATCTTACTGGAACTACATGAAAGATTTTCAAGCGCATAATTTTGCTTTAAGTCCAGACCCAGCAGCAATGTCTGTTATTAAGGAAGCACAATTTTTCCATGATGAGCAAAAGGAATATGACGAAGAGTTAATATATGATAGAATTAATAGAACGAATTTGTTTATTAGAACTGATGAATTAAAAAATATGGATTACACATTGCTGGTTAAAAAAATATCAGAAGACTTAGGCGTAGAACTAGATGTTGATTTATCACAAATTGACAAAACATATTTTAAGAATGATGCTTCAAAAAGACTGTTCGATTCTTTAACTCAAAGCGAAAAAGATTTAATTCTTGAAAATTTTACACTAGATAAAAAGATATACGAAGACGATTCTTTATTCTGGAATCCTGCTAGATAAATAAATAGTTTTTCATACAAAATTTAGGAGGGTGTGGTGTTGCAACATAAAGCATATATGTTTCCCGACACACATACTCTAACCACACCCTTACTACTATTATAGCATCCCTGGTAGGATTCGAACCTACGACCTACACCTTAGAAGGGTGTCACTCTTCCACTGAGTTACAGAGATCTAGTACACCAGGTAGGACTTGAACCTACGAATAGCCGAATTATGAGTTCGGTGCCTTAACCAACTTGGCTACTGGTGCTAGTCCTTATTTAATTAGTAATCCAAAGAATGTTCCAAGCAGAAAACATAAAATTCCAATAGTAGTATAATAATATGTTTTCATATGTTGTTTAATAATGTAACGCTTTAGTTCTTTTGATATTTTGTTTAACTCATCATGATCTACCATGACTATCTCCAGTTCTAGTTAGGCACTGACTTCAATGCTCCAAGAATAATTGCTTCTCTGATTCTTTTTTGTTTACGCTCAAACTTTGAAAGGTATGGCTTAGCCTGTGTTCTTTTCTTGTTCTTAACTGCTCTCTTAATTTTATGCTGAGAGGCTTTGTTGTTGGACTTTCTCATTTTGCACCCTGATTTTCTGCTACGCTGTCACATGGACAGATAATTGACTCTGGTAGTTCGTGAACCTTGGTTACAATAGTAATCATAGTCTCACATTCAACGCACTTATAAATTTTCTTAACTCTTTGGCTCATGATCTAATCATATCATATTGGGATGTCTGTGTCAAGACTTATCTCCGTCCCATGTTCCGATCTTGGTAGTAGGTATTCCATAATTTTCCCACAACCTAATTACATTAGGGTTATCGTCTACTGCATGAACGACGCTCCAATGTTTCTTAATCTTAAGTAAGATATCTTTTTTAACTTCATAGTCTGGTCTGTTATCATCATCACCACGCATGTATAGTGCATGATGTCCAATGTCATTTTTAGCAAGCCAATATGATGTTAGTCCACGCCAAGTTTCTTTTCTTGATGTGACAATAATGACGTGCATCTGATCAAAGAAAGCATTGTTTAACATTTCTACTACCTCTATATTTGGCAGGGCATCTACAGAAGCCTCATGAAAAGCCTCATAGTCCCTATTAGAGCCACGAACATAGTGAAGGTAAGGATCTACATTGGCTAGAGTTCCGTCTACGTCAAAGATGTATGCAAGAGGTTTCATTGGTGTTCTTTCATGTGATTAGATAGAGATTCATTAGCCATAATGCCCCATCGAAGGTTCCATTCTTTTTTGCAGACGGGACAAACAAGTATCCTACTCATCTTTATCCCAGTAGGCTTTACCAAACTCGTCATAGTCATCCCATCCAGCACCATCTAGATCATCCTTTAGTCCTTGAATATCAAGTTCATAATATGTGCCCCACCACCTGTAAGGTTTGTTAAGCACTACCCACATTTTACCGTGGTACTTATAACGCCAACCTAGATTGCCATCTTCATCTAGAATTATAGCCTTGAACAAATGATTGCCAGCAAATCCACCACATATATTCCCTATAACTCTTAGAGGCCAGACCCTAGTCTTTTCTATCTTTGTTGTGTGTCTCACTTATTACTCAAAGTCCATTTGTTTTTCAAAAATACTGGCCATATAATTTGCTTTTCCTCTTGCAACATGTGCAGCAGCAAGACGCATGCCTAATGCATTTGTTACAGATGGTTCAATAGGAAGGGCTTCAATCTCTCTTGCTATCTCTTCTCTTAATGCCATTTCATCTATACTCATCTTTATTCTCCTAAAATTAGTCTTGATCTACTTTGTATGTCATTATAAAGTAACACAGTAAATACGCTGCAATAGCAGTTGGTATTAAAAATAAAGCGTTAATCATCATTTGTTTTCCTTCCATATCAATTGTGTAAAACTTTTCCAAGACAACTGTTCTTTTTCTAAGTCTTTCCAGTGTCTGTAAGATCTAATATAAACAATAGAGTATGCAATTGCAGCAAAGATAAAGCCATACTGCTTAGTTACTAAGGCATAGTAGATCCACATAGCCTCATTAAATGTAGCCCAGATCCATGCCCAAATTTGTTTTCTTCCAACAAAATAGATTGCTGCAACCCCACTGAGAGCAAGCACCCATGAGGCATAGTCATTAATCCATTGTTCCATATATCAAGTATACCTTAAAGTTAGGGTTTAGTCAACTTGCTTTTGTTTCCACTTGGTTTTTACCCAAGTGCCTATTTTATTAATGTTAACCTTTTCTCTAAGCACTTCTGCAAAGTCTGTGCTTATCTCAGATCCAAGGTACTCTTCCCCTGTTTCTAAATCAATTAATTTCCATTTTCCAGGGGCCTTAGTATGAATAACTAGATCAACTGGCTTATTAAAAGAGTCAACCTCAGATCCAT